TGATATGGACAAAATATAATAAAGTCTGAGCCTACCTCTGACTCAATGGTGATTCCTGATCCGATGAGAACTCTTTTAATTTGCTCTTCTGTAAAGATATTGGTCTGCTGCCGTCTACTGCGATTATCCATTCTGTCTTTTTTCTCCCTACAAATATTCCATATACTGTCAATTTAAAATTAAAAGATTCTTTTTCACTATTATAGTCTAGCGTAAAACTTGGTTCTATGTCAATTCTTGGAACATATCCAGTTTCCTTCATCTGAACAATTAATAGTCTTATATATTCTTCTTTAAGCCTTGGAACTGTAGCCTCATCTTTTATAAGGCCATCGACCATAAAATTTTTAATCGGCTTATGATTAAAGAACATACCATATTATAACTGCTTATCTTCATAGTCTTTATAACGATAATAGCCTTTGTCAAAGTCTACCTGGACTAAAAACTCCCCCATAAAACCATTACGATTCTTTCTAAAGGCACATTCTATAATGTCTGAGTTAGTTGCTCTACCCAAAGCCATAACCCAGTCAGCATCATAGGCAATTTGTCTAGACCATGCTGTTTGACCAAGCGTAGGCACACTACTAAGATCATTTACATCATCTGGAGTAGCAGATGAGATAGCAATAATTGGAACTTCTTCAGAAATAGCCATTAATTTAAGTTCACGAGAAAGATTCTTCATTCTCACTGTTTCATTGTCAGACTTTTGATTTGGTGTCATAAGTTGTAGATAGTCTACAATAACAAAGTCTGGCTTGTATTGATCTATCTTTCCTCTAAGAACTGACGGACTAATCTCTCCACCTTGGTCATTTGAAATAATGTGGAATGGATTTTTGCCAGCAAGATGATTCTTGTGCCAATCTTTAAGAGTTTCCATTTCAATGTTGCCTTGACTTATTTTACGATGAGACCAAAGTCCCTCACCCATAATCGTAAATACACGATTACGAACTTCTGTTTCAGACATTTCAAGACTAATTACTAAAGGAGTTTTTCCTTGTTTCCAAGCCTGTACTGCAAAATAAAGAGCAAGCCATGATTTACCAATTCCTGGATATGCCAAGAAAACTCCTAATTGTCCAGAAGTAATTCCAGATGGAAGGTAGTTATCAAATCCTGGCAAACCAGTTTTAATTCCAACATTGCCTGCTGCTTCTAGTGCTTTAATATGTTCAAAATATGCAATAGCAGAATCTAAGTCAATAACATCAATATCACGAACTGCTGATGTGTTCTTTTTAAGTTCAGAAGTTTTAGTAATAAGATTTGTTAATGCCTCTGCACCCTTATCATTTTGCACCTCTGTTGCAGCAGACCTTAAAATATCTTTAAGGCTATCATTTAAATATTCATGCTGTAATTCTTCAAGATGATGTTTTGTTGCACCAACATCTTCAATAACCTCAAAGTCTCTAAATTTTTCTACAACTAGAGATGATGGCGGAACAGAACTGTTATGTTCAAAATAGTTTCTAACAAAGTTCCAAATATCAGAATGTGTTCTAAGAATATTGTCTATATTTGCTTGCAAAAGAACATGGATTTGTTTATCTTTTAAAACAGCATTTATTACTTTTGCCTCAGTATTATTCACTTAGCCATTCCTTTGCTTTTTTACGTCTTTCTAATCTTTCCATATCATCTTGCTGTTTGTCAAGTTTAGCCTTTAATATCTTTTCTGCATTATATGCAAAATGATTCCAAGTAGGCTCTTGTGCAACTTTAAAGTAGTACTCTAACAACTCATAACACAAAGACATTCCATATGATTCTATCAAGGCATCAGAAGCCCACTGCTCTACGTTTAAATTTAATGTTGGCTTTGCTTCATATCTTTCTTTATGATGTTTTGAATAACGACTTAGCAAAGCCATTCGGTCTTTGCGATCTGCCATTACTCTGAAATCTCTGCCTTAGCCTCATTGATCTTTTCAGTCAATTTAGCCTCTACAAAGCCGTATACACGCTCCATAGCATCGTTTGTAGTCTCGCCATCCCTCTTAGAATCTACTACGCCCAAATCAAGCCTGAGCGATTGAAAATTACCAAGGTTTAACGTATATCCTAATGTAACGGAGACTTTTGTCTCATCGTTCTTTTCCATATACCCTCCAAGGGTCTAGTTAATGCTTTCATTCCAAACTGGAATATATCTGCCATCTTCAGTTTTCGTATAAGTAAGTATACCATCACCCATTCTGCGAGTCAACTCTTGCTTAGTGGGCGTATTATTATTTGTTACTAAGCCGTCTTTTCTAGGCTGGCCTTGATGAATTGATGCAAGAATATCTCTCATTTCTCTAATCTGACTTTCAGAATAATATGATCTAATCTGAAAACCTGTTTTTCCATCTTTACTACATCCTTTAGGATATGGAATAATACCACGCTTCATTAAAAGAGGCATATACTTTCTGTGCCTATTTAACAATTGCGATGTTTCATTCACAGTAAATGCTCTTTCTCTTTTCTTTTTAAACTCATGTAAAAAACAAATTTCATTTTGATCTTTATTTATATTATATAAAGTTATAGTTCCAGTGGCCCTGCTATTATGATATACTCTTACAAGATCTCCATTAAGAAACCATATTTTTTTACTACCAGAAATTATAGAGGCGCTATTGTAATCTTTGCCTTCATCTTTTCCTGAGAAAGAAGCCATAATCCCTCTTTAGAACTGTCTGGTGGATGATAAAAATTTCTTTTACCACATACTATACAGTATACCTCAATATGCCCCTGTGTGCTAAATTGGCGATCTACTAATATTTTACCTTTGCACTTTATGCATTTCAATTTGGAATTCCAATAATTAAAACATTAACGTCAACTGTTGCCACTCCACCCGTTGCAAATTTAGCAACTAGCGTTGCTTTTGATGAAGTAACATTGTTTATATATACTGAAACATTTTTACCAGAGTCAGTACCACTTTTGTTCCAAGGAGTTGCAACAACAATTGGAGGATATCTAAAATTAAAATTAATATCAAATGGTTTTTCTTCGCCAGCAGTTACTGTAGATGCACTTGCAACGCTATAAACCTCTCCATAGATTTGTGCTTTTAATGTTGGAGTTGTTTGTGGAGCAGCAGTTGGTGAAGACTTTATTGTAGTTACATTAGATGCTGTTGGTAGTGTTTGAGAAATAACATTATTTAATTCTGTAACAATGCTATTAATGTATGAAACATCTAGTGGCTGACCTCTTTGTGGAGTTGGTAAAATTGCCATAATATTTAATTATACCACATGCTTCGCTGTTTTAATAAGGATTTGATTTGAATTTATAATACTATCATATGTTGGAGAATGAACTATAATACTAAAATTATCTGTAGTATCATCGTCCAAATAAACAGAAAATGATGGAGAAAAAACTCTTCCAGAATAACTATAGTCAGATATCGATGGCTCTCCAACTGCTTTATTTAAAGCAATGTATATATCATAATAGTTAAATAAATAAGAACTGTTTGGTGTCCACCACAACTCAACCACATGTATTTTTTTTCCACCTGGCTGATTTATTTCTTCTACTACAAATTGATAATTATCTGTAGTTAGTTGAGTAACACTTGGAACAGATATTTCATGAATTTTAGACCAATGAGATGTTCTATTTCTATCTTCAGAAACAATTCTATATCTTAGTTTATATTTTCCAGTTTTTCCACTAAACTCTGGAATAGGTTTAACTATTGATTTTTTGATATTACTATCTGCCATTATTGAACACCTAGCGCCATCCTAAACTCAATATAGTTATTGGTATTAGGACCTTTTAGTATTGGTTGTTCAGAAGCGTTTTTTACAGTTGTATATGCAACTAAACCATACAATGGATTTTGTGTTGTTACATTATCTACTCTTATTGCATCAAGGGCAACATAATAGTCTGAAGATAAAGCAGAGTCATCCACTACACATGTATAGATCTTCATTGAAGTTATATCTGCCCAAGAAAATCCACTATCCTGTACTGCATCAGAAATATTTTTTTCAATAACATAATACCTGTTTGATTTAAAGTCTACACCAGTATCTGTTTTAGCAACATTACAAACCAACCTTGCCTTTTTTGTAGATGTATTGATAAAATCAATAATAATTTTTACATTATCTGGCTCACTGTATTCTGCGCTTAATGTTGTATTAGCAGTTTTATTGACTAATGAAAAAGCAATCTTTATCTTATCTGATAAAGAGTTTTGTGATAAATTAATTGCAAGCCCAGTCTTTAAAATATGTGCCGTAGAAGATAAATCAGTTGATGCTGTTGCACTTAGTATGCTTGAATAATCTCCAACTATCATAATCATATTATTAAAAAATCTACATCTTTCGTGGTACTGTGTTCTATTATTTTTATAAAAAATTCTATTATCTGCATCAGCCTGAAATACATCATCAACAACATCAATAACATTATCATCAGCAGAGTCTAAAGGTGTTGATATTGATGGAATGCTTGTTGGAGTTGTAGTTACATATTGCCACGCCTCTTCTTGTGAAAAAACTACAATATTTCTGCTATCAAATCCAGATGCTGACGGATTAGATCCAGCAGAATAAATTCCAATCTCAGTGATTTCATATCTTTCTGTACTTGGCAGTTCTGATGTAAAAACTAATTTGTTTACACCATCTTCGTAGACATATCCTTTTGAAGATATTGGAACCCGAAACATTTCAAAACCAAGTTCTTCTTTTGCTGAATAACCAACAAAATCATGTGCGTCTGCTATTCCCAAAGGCTTTGCTGCGGAACCAAAAGCCATATATGACGCATATGCTGGAGCAGTTCCTATCATATACTTTGCTACTATTTCTTTACCATTATTTGTTATCATGAACCATACTCCTCAATTAAATCTGTCTCTATTGTACCACCTGAAAGCACTTCTATCTCTACCCTTTCATCATTTTCCATATTAATTGTTTCAATAACAATTCTAGCAAAACGGTTATACCCAGTAAGTTCCTGAGTTGCTACCCCTTCTTGATTGGTTGCAATATAAACATTTGTGCCATTTGTACTACTGTTACTTGGCTGATTTGGTATTTTATTGTCTAATTTTATAGAAAAGTTGGAAAAAAATGTGTCTGATGTATCCTGTAAACCTAAAAGTTTTTTTGGATCATATGTTTGTTTGAAATCAAACATATTTAATATTGGTTGATAAGATAT